GGTCGGTGATCGCGGTTGGCGGGACGATGACCATGTTCGAGTTGCGGAGTATTTTGAGGCCGAAGACGTTGAAGATGAATTGCTGATGTTTGACGGGCCGGATGGTCAGCCGATGACCCTTCTGGCTTCTGAACTTCGCAAAGTCGATCCAAAAAGCAAAGTCATCGACGATCCAATGACCCGCAAGCGCAGTGTTTCAAGGCGCGTGATCCATTACCATTTCATCATCGGCACACATATCGTTGAGTCAGAAGAAAAGATCTGGCCGGGAAAAACCATTCCGATCATTCCAGTTGTTGGTGAGGAAACAATTATTGAAGGGCGGATGGATCGTAAAGGCCATACCCGCGCCATGAAAGATCCGCAGCGTATGTATAACTACTGGGCGTCAAGCGCGGTGGAATACGGAGCCTTACAGTCTAAGACCCCTTGGATTGTAGGAGTAGAAACCGTTGAAGGATTTGAAGAATACTGGGCGACGGCCAATCGTCAAAACCATGCGTATTTACCTTTTAAGTCTGTTGGAGATGATGGAAAGCCTCTTACTCCTCCTGCGAGAGTAGAGCCGCCTGTTCCTTCGCCGGTTGCGCTAAAAGGGATGGAAGTTGCGGCGATGGAAATGCAGATGGTTTCGGGGCAATACGAAAACCAGATGGGCCAGCAAGGCAATGAACGGACGGGAAAAGCGATTGCGGAGCGTCAGCGTCAGGGTGATCGTGCGACTTATCATTTCATTGATAATCTTGCGATTGCTGTTCGACAAGTGGGTAAGATCGTTTTGGATCTGGTGCCGAAACTTTACGACACGAATAGAATTGTGATGATTTTGGCTGAAAATGGTGAGAGTTTGGAGGTCAAGCTCGATCCAATGTTGCAGCAAGCGCATATGCTGGAAGTGAACGAAAATAATGAGGTCATTACGCGGATTTTAAATCCTGCTATCGGCCAATATGAAGTTCAAGCAGATGTTGGGCCGGGATATGCTACAAGGCGCGAGGAGGCGTTTAACGCGCTCACATTAATCCTCACGCAAGCACCAGCACTCACAAGCATCATCGGCGATATTATGTTTAGAGCCGGTGACTTCCCGATGGCGGATGAAGCGGCTGAAAGACTAAAGCGTATGGTGCCGCCACAAGCACTTGGCCAAGGGCCTACGCAAAACGAACAAATGTTGGCGATGCAGGTTCAACAACTCCAAGGGGCTTTGAAGGCTACGATGGACGAGTTGGCGAAGGAAAAAGGCAAGACGCAAGCACGGCTCGAAAAGCGCGAAGTCGAAGTTTACGACGCGATCACCAAGCGTATCGATGTGGTTGGAAAGCAGGGGCTGTCGGCCCTTCAGTTGGCCAAGCTGCAAGACGACGTTGTGCGGGAAAGTGAAGAAGTGCCGATTAGCGACACTTACGAAGGACATGAACAGCAAGACTCTACGCCCGGGGCTCAATATGCTTCGCAACAAGAAAATGGTATGCTGGAAGATCACGAAATTCCGCCGGGAGGCCAAAGAGGTCCTGACGGCCACGTTTACGCCCCTCATCCAGAAATACCCGGGATGATGGCAAGAGTTACGAGGAGAATTTAAATGGCCCCGCGCAAGACCCTACAACAAGAGGCTATGGAAGCTGGTGAACGGAATGTGGTGCCGGGGCAATCTTGGCTGACCGCGCTTATTCGCGGTATTGGTCGGGAGATGCAAGGTTCGCAAGGAACGCCTTTCGGACAGGCGACACGCGAAGAGCTTGGATCGCTTGGTTATGAACAAATGCTCCGGGAACAATTCCCAGAGGAGTTTGCTAGAGGGCGTTTGTATGGCTCGGAAATGTTTCCGACCGACATTGCTTCGTTTTACGCTGCGCGCCCGGGTAGATCGACTTTTGCGCCCGCAATGATGGCTGCGGAAGGCCGGTCGGCCCCTATGGCCCTCGAGGCTCCTGCGGCCCGTTTGGCATATACCCCGGTTGCGGAAGCGCCGGTTGCGGCTGCGCCAAGAGGATCGTTTGACGCAAATATGATGGCGGCTTTTCGTCGGGGTGAAGTTGGGTCACGGCCAGCTGGTCGCCCACAGGCTTACCGTCCGGAAGACTTTTTAGCCATCGAGCAAGGTCCATTTGCACAAAGCCCGAACGCTTTTGAGGGCAACATGGTGTTGGCGCAACGTCGCGGAATGCCGAGCCCGTCACCTGCAAACTATGATTATCAAGGCCCTGCTACTCCAGGCCCTGTTACTAATCGACCTGTAAGCGGGTTTGATCGGAACATGCTGGATTGGGCAAGATCCGGACGCACACCTCCGGGCCGCACTGGCGCATTTCGTCCAGAAGACTTTGCGCCTTATAGCCCAGAAGAAATGGGGCAAGGCGTGGCGCTGCGGGGCCAAACAATGCCGATGGCTCAACGGGGCGGTGTTCCTGCCGTTCGCAGCGGCTTGCCAACTTTTGCTCAGAACGAGGGCATTCCTTATGGCGAATTCCGCGATGTGACGGGTAATGTGCTGACAGGCCCGGCAGAGGCTGCGGCTGCGAGAGGTGGCATTCCTTACGGTAAAATTGCAGCTGGCATGGCGGGCGTTGGTTTGCCGATGATGGCTGCGTATTACGGTGGTGGGCAATATCCAGAAGCTGGAGTTCCAGCCATGGACACAACTCGCGGCGCACAACCACTTCCGCCGATTGATATTTATGGGCGACAAGCGCCGATGAATGGTGTGATGGCTGCACAGGCAACACCTAGAAGTGCGCCGGGAGCAAAAACTGCGCGGGCCGGACAGAAGGCTGCACCGATGCCTCCGAGACGGCCAGAGGCAGCGGCTGAACCTGCGTGGGAAGGTAACATAAATTACCATGTTACCCGCGCGATTGATGCGCTTTTAGGGCAGAATGAAGCGGAACGCGGTCGGCAATACCAGCAGTATTACGAACAAAATCCGTATTAAGGGGCACGATATGGCGGGAGTTCAATACAATTACGAGCCAATTGATCCTCATGCGATTGCGGATTACTTGAACCGTGATTATTACAACCCTGCCCCACAAGGCGGCATTCCGCTGCCTCCACGCCGACCCATCGACACCTACGGACACGGCGGGGCCGATCTGCAGTATAGCCCCGCAGATCAACGTGCCTTGAATGCTGCGTATCGGGCGCAAAGTTGGGATGAACAGGGGCGGAATTTGGTGCCTGCGGCTATGCAGGCCTACGTTGGAACGCGGTTGTATCCTGACGAATATCAAGAAATTACGCAAAGAAATTTTGGGCCGTCCGAAACAAATGCGCTTCGTCAAGAGTTTGATCGCCGAGCCTCGAACTATTACACAGGTGGTTTTGGGGCTAACCCGCTGCAAGGATTTCAACGGGGGCGTATTCCGGATGTAAGTCAATTCGTGCCGTATGATCCGGCTAATGTTCAGCATGTATCGCCGTATGTGCAATATTCACAAACCGTTGTGCCGGATGTGCGGATGTCTGGACCGGAAAGTATGTTTCAAGGCATTGCTCCTTTTACGAGGGGTGCGTATTACAAAGAAACGCCAGAGGGCATAAGGATGAGGAACACCTATACCTCTCCTTTTGGGCAAAGAGATATTAATGTGTTGTTACCTATGGAGCCAAGATGAGAGAGCCTTTGATTAAACTCCCCGGAAAAGGGGCACATGCGCATAAAATGGTAGCCGAAACTGCGCAAAAGATGGCGGAAGAAGTGTATGAAAGCTGGGCGTCTAAGAGCGACCAATTTTATGCCGAGCATCGGGACCTCAAAACCTACGTAAAGTCTTGTTGGCCTTTGTATTTAGATGCCGCTAGAGCCACTCTGGCTCAATTGTTGACAACAAATATCGCTGATACCTTGAAAGATCAGATCCACGATGCTTTAGTGAAAGACGCGACATTACGTCGAGGGCGTGAGGGCGTCCTTCAAATGAAGAAGGGTAAAGGAGCCTAATATGAAAACATTTTACGAAACTATTTTGCGACAAGCTGAAGGGGCGGCAGAGGCTGCACCTGCTGAAGCGCCTGTTGCTGCCCCACCTCCTGTTGACGAGGCACCTGCACCAGCAAGTGTTGAAGGGGAAGGAGAGGCTCTCGGTAAGGCCTCTCCGTCTCCTTCAGATAGTGAGTCACGCCCACCACAGGGCCTTTTAGATCGTATTGGCCAGTTGACTCGTCAAAAGCGTGAGCTTGAAGAACGACTGCAAGCGATGGAAGCTCCGCAGCAGCAGTATTACGACGCGCCGCAGGCAGCAGGCAGCGTTGATCCGAAACAAATCCAGATGGAGATTTATCGTCAGGCGCAAGAACTGGCGAAACAGAATGAATGGAAGAATACAACTGACAAGATTTGGAATGAAGGGCTTAGTAAGTATGGCGATTGGGCCCCGCAGTTAAATAATATGGCTCAGATTTTGGGCGGTATTCCTACGACCTTGACAGAGGCTGCTATTGAAAGTGGTGCCCCGCATGAGGTATTATACCATTTGGCTAAGAATGTTGATGAAGCTGCCAGAATTGCGCTCCTTCCACCCACAAGACAGGCTGTGGCGGTTGCAAAGTTGGCGCAAAACGTCAGCGCACCACGAAAGGTAACGTCGGCTCCTCCGCCGATTTCACCAAAGGTGCAAGGAATTGGAAGTGCTCCGGCGTCACTCGACGATCCGAACATTTCCATGGAAGAATGGGCGAGACTTCGCAATGAACAAGCGATGAACCGCCGAAGAAGGTAGGTGAGGGGCCTTAAACCCTCTCCCTTTCTGGTCGCAGGGTTAGCGATCTGGGTTGCCTGACAAGAGACGGTCGCAGGCTCCGTCAAAGAAGCAAGGGACTCCCCTTGGATTTTGGCATTAGCGAAGCGCATGGTGCGCTCAACCCAAAGGACGAAAGATGTCTAATACACTCTTAACTATTAACATGATCACACGCGAAGCTGTTCGCTTGTGGGTCAACACCAACTCCTTCCTACAGCACATCGACACGCAGTATGATGACCAGTTTGCCGTAACCGGCGCGAAAATTGGCCAGTCATTGCGCGTCCGTCTGCCGAACGATTACACCGTCCGGACCGGTCCTGTAGCTCAGATCCAAGATACGGCGGAAACCAGCACCACGCTGACCCTCGCCACGCAGAAGGGCGTTGACGTTTCGTTCAACTCCGTCGAGCGCACGATGTCTTTGGACGACTATTCGAAGCGTATCCTTGCTCCTGCCGTCAACAACCTTGTTGGTGCAGTTGCAGCTGACGTTATGTCAGGCGCTGAACCTGGCGTTTCAAACCTTGTCGGCAACTTCGACGCTGCCGGTAACTTGCTGAAACCAACGCTCGAGACGTTCTTGAACGCGAAGGCGCTGTTGAGCTTACGTTCGGCTCCAACCGACAGCCGTAAGTTCATCCTCGATCCTGTCACGATGGCAAGAACAGTTCAGAACTTAACTGGCCTGTTAAACCCAGCGACAGAGATTTCTGAGCAGTATCGCAAGGGTGAAGTTTATAACGCAATCGGCTTCGACTGGTTCGAAGACCAGACCGTTATTAAGCACACGACCGGCGCTTACTCGTCACCAACGGTTAATGGTGGTAGTCAGACCGGCACGACCCTTGTGGTCAATGCGCTGTCCGGCCCGCTTAACCAAGGCGACATCATCACAATCGCTGGCGTGAACGCGGTCAACCGCATCACCAAAGTGACAACGGGCCAGTTACAGCAATTCGTTGTAACCACGACCGCTGCCGCTGGTGCAACAAGCCTCTCCATCTATCCTGCAATCGTGCCTCCTTCCGGTGGTTCGCAAGTGCAGTATCAGACGGTTGATGCGTCACCTGCTAACGGCGCTGCGATCATCCCGCTGACGTTGGCTTCCAGCGTTTACCGCAAAAACCTTGCGTTCTGCCCAGATGCAGTCACGATGGCGACAGCCGATCTTGAACTGCCTAAGAACATGCAGGAAACAGCGCGTGAGCGTATGGACGGCGTGTCAATGCGTATGGTGACGGGCTTCGACATTAAGTCGGATCAGTTCATCACCCGTCTTGACGTTCTTTACGGTTACGTTTGGGTTCGTCCTGAGTGGGCCGTTGTCGTCGCCGACATCATCTAATCACCAAAAAGGGGGGCATATTGCCCCCCTACCTCAAGGAGCAAGTAAATGGCTAAAGTTCGTCCTTATCTCGGTGTTTACGAAAATATGGATTTTCCAGAATATAAATTTCAAGAATATCCGAAAGTTGTCGGGTATAAAGATGAGAAAAAGGAAATCCCGATTATTGTCGGAGATGCGAAAGAAGAAGTTGAATTTATCACCAAGGGTGAGCCGGGAGCATTCAAGACCCGCGAAGATGAATTGCAGGCAGAACTTGATCGCAAGGCGGTTGAGTTGGAACTTGCGAAGACGCAATTGGCTGAAATGAAAGCGCAGAAAGAATTGGCGGAAAGCGCCAAAAAGGCTGCACCCAACAAGCCGGTGCTTAACGTCAAGGAAATCTAAATGGCCACTACAGCGCTCGACATCATCAATCTTGCTTACAAAGACGCTGGTGTGTTGGGCGTTGGACAGTCTTTGCTGGCCGAGGACGTTAATGACGCGCTTGTGCGTTTGAATATGATGATCGCGCAATGGCGCGTGAAACGCTGGATGGTTTGGCATCTTGTGGATAAAAGCGTTGTGTCCACAGGAGCGCAGTATTACACGGTTGGTCCGGGCGGAGATATTAATGTTTCCGTCCGTCCCGATAAACTGGAGAGTGCATTTTTTAGAATGCTGCCGGGATCAAGCGGCACACAGTCCGTCGATTATCCGCTCCAGATTTTATTTTCTTACGAAGATTATGCGCGGATTACGCTGAAAACATTAGTGTCGTTCTCGCAATGTATTTTTTATGACTCCGCATGGCCAATGGGTAAAATCTATCCTTGGCCTTTACCGCAAGCAAATCTTTACGAAGTGCATATAATTTTAAAGCATGTGCTGGATGAATTCACAGACCTGACATCCACGTTTAACTTTCCTCCGGAGTATCTTGCAGCATTACACTACAATCTTGTTGTAAGAACCCGCGCTGCATACCGACTTCCGCCAGATCCGACTTATGAAGGGTTGGCGAAAGACTCCATGCAAACTGTGCGGTCTGCAAATACGCAGATCCCAAGCCTTGTGATGCCGGATAACTTGGTCCGTCCCGGTGTCTATAACATCTACTCGGACCAAACGAGGTAAATCAAATGGCAATACCTGATCGTTTTCAGTCCGGCTTTCGTTTAACTGACGGTGACGCAATTGATACCGCTCTTGCAACTCCGCAATGGCAGACAAATTACGGCATTACCGCTTTAGGCACCGCCCTCGCTTCAACAACTCCTGCGCTTGTTCTTGGACACAATGTGGTCACGACATCAACGGCCAGCAACTATGGCGTTGTTCTTCCAAGTGCTGTTGCCGGTAGCATCGTGTATTTTTACAATGCTGATAGCGCCGATGCGGTTACGGTGTTTGGCGCTGGTAGCGACACGATCAATGGCACCGCCGGTTCAACGGGCGTTTCATATGCTGCAGCAAAACGTGTGCTTTTCATTGCCGTCAACAACGGCGTATGGATTGCGAACGTCCTCGCAGCATCGTAAGGGGCGTTAAGTGGCTCAGATCCAACTTGTTCAAGGTGCATATGAAGCGCGCTCGGTAATAGCGAACGCGCAGAGATGTATCAATCTGTATCCAGAACAGAACACGAAGGATGCTGAAGTTCCTTATACGCATTATTGCACTCCGGGGCTGACGTTCTTGACGCAAGGAATTGTTGCTGAAGTGCGTCAGCTCTATACCGCAAGTAATGGATATTTGTTTGCGGTGATTGGAGACACAGTTTATTACGTGCCGGATACTTTTGTGTTGCAAACACTTGGAACGATTTCAACACAAAGTGGTCTGGTTAGTATGTATGATAACAAGTCCACGTTGATTATTCTTGATGGATCAACGAACGGATGGAGTGTGGATTTGACCACACTAGCTTTCGCAACATTTTCTCCTGCAAATTTCGTTGGTGGAAATCAAATTCGTTACATCGATACATTTTTGGTTTCCTCCACGCTTGGAGCCAACATTCAATCAAGTAATTCTGGAGCTACAACTTATAACGCACTTTCCGTTGCCACCATGACCGGCGATGCTGATCGGCTTCAAATCATTGACGTTGTGCATAAAGAAATGTGGAGTTTTGGAAAACGCACGACAGAAGTTTGGAGCAATGTTGGCGGTTTTCCATTTCCTTTTCAACCAATTCCGGGCGTGTTTTTGCAACATGGCATTGCAGCGTTAAGGTCGCTGGCAAAATGGGGCCTTAATATTTTCTGGCTTTCGGAAGATAACAATGGTCAGGCGCTGATTATGCAAGGCACGGCCTATAAGGCCGACATCATTTCCACTCCCGCCATTGCTGACGCTATTGGCAAATACACAAAAATATCCGACGCGATTGGTTTTTGTTATCAGCAAGGATCACACATTTTTTACATGCTGACTTTTCCGACAGCCAGCAAAACATGGTGCTACGATCTATCCACCCAACTTTGGCATGAGCGGGCTTATCTGGATGGTAACGGAAATTTAAAACGTCATCGTGCGAACTGCGTTGCGCAAGCCTATAACAAAACAATTGTAGGTGATTGGCAAAACGGTTCACTCTATTATTTCAATCTTGATGCCTACACAGATGATGGCCAGCCAATTCAGCGACTTCGCTCCTTCCCGCATCTTGTGTCGGACGGCGACCGCATAAGCTACACAAACTTTATGGCTGATATTGAAGTCGGCACAGACCTCGATCCAAGCGACAACCCACAACTTACACTTCGCTGGAGCGATGATCGTGGAGTAAGTTATGGAAATGGATTGATGCAATCCCTTGGTCGGACAGGTCAATATCGCACAGTGCCTTCGTGGAGTAGATTAGGCTTTGCGAGAGATCGGGTGTTTGAATTGTCATGGACTGCCGCTTGTGCCTCCGCTTTGAATGGCGCGTGGATACAGGTAGAGCGGATGGAGACATGACATGCAAAAAGTAGTTGTGCCGAC